ACACAGCATACCGCAACATTTACGTCAAGACCGACGCAAAAGACTGGGAGTAAACCATTGAAGCGAAGCAGCTATGGCAACAACACTCGAAGCACTAAAAGGCATTAACGCCTACCCGATACCGCTGCGCACGATGTGCGAGGTGGCAGACAGGCGTGACTTATCGCTTACCGCAGAGACCACGCAGGAGACACTCCAAAGCGAGGGATACCGCCTCGCCAAGGCAGACCTTCTGCTTTGGCTTTCCCTTGCGCCGAACATCACCCAAGGAGGGCAATCGTTCTCCTTCACCGACGAGCAGCGCAAGCAGCTACGCAATGAGGCGAATGCCATATACGAAGAACTTGAGCCAGCAGCCACAGCAGCCAGCGTGAAGTACGGATACAAAGGCTCGCGATTATGATCATCGAGAACGGCACAATAGAATTCAAGACCAAGGGAGCAGCCGGAGAGATAGACCCGGAAACAGGCTATCCGAAGCAAGCAACCGAGCAAGGATGGAGCAACCCGATACCCTGTCAGTTCCTGCCCAACAGCCGCAACAACCTCGGACGCGTGAATGGCGAACACTTCACCACAGCCAGCTACACGGTGCTGGTGGAGGAACAGCCACTCCCGGAGAGCGAACAGCTGAGGCTTAGAGACAAGAACGGCACAGACCTCGGAGAGTTCTCCCTTATTGCGCCGCCAGAGCCGATGGATGCCGTCTGCGAGATTAAGCTATTGATTTAAGCGAAATTAAGCCCCGTGTCGCCTCGTTTTTGTAGAGGTGGAACAAGTACACCATTCGGAAGACGAAACGCGACAGAGGGTAAATTTGAACTAAATAACTTGGAGCAAGATGCCAATCAAGCAGAAGACACCATCAGCGGAGATTGACGCATACATCGAGGTAATGGTAAGCCGCATCAACAAAGCAGCCATCCGAACCCTCCAGTATTGCGGAGAGCGATGCCTAAACGCCGCCAGACAGACGAACTCCTACAAAGACCGGACAGGCAACCTGCGCAGCTCGCTGGGCTACGTGGTGGTGCAGGACGGACGAATCATCAGCCAGAGTTCGTTTGAACAAGTCAAGAGCGGAGACCAAGGATCGAAAAGCGGCATCCAGTATGCCAAGGAGATCATCCGGGAGTTTCCGGAGGGAATAGCCCTAATCGTGGTAGCCGGGATGCATTACGCCGCCTACGTTTCCGCAAAGGGCTACGACGTTCTCGACAGCGCGGAGCTTCTCGCAGACCAAATCGTTCCACAGATGCTAAAACAACTTGGATTTAAATAGCAATGGCAAAGACAGGCAAGCAAATACAGGGCGACATTTACCGCCTACTCCGAGACAGCACGTTATACACGAAGCTGACTGGCGAGGTTTACCGAAACGGCTACCGCCCACGCGACAGCCGCAAGGAAGACGCAATAGTCACCTTCACGACCGGACTGGCAGACGAGATACAGACAGGCGTGGTGACCGTCAACATTTACGTGCCGGACATCGACCCATACCAGAACGGAACATGGGTCGAGGACGGGAAACGAACAGAGGAGATAGAACACCTCGCGCAAGCATGGGTGGAGAGCCTCAGCTGCGAGATTTCCTGCTACAAGTTCAAGTTGCAACAGACCATCTACACCGAGGAGGAAGCGGAGATAAACCAGCACTTCGTGGTGGTCAAGGCTCAAGTACGAAGTATTTCGGCGACGACTACGCTCCCATTAACACTCGACAGGAGGCGATGATTGATGCCAACGACGACGACAACGACAAGGGCTACGACCCATTGCTGGAGACCGAAGACGGAGACGAGATAATCATTCAGCCAGCCATCGAGAAGACAACCGAGTAATTAACAATTTAAACCCATACGATTATGTCAATTTTATCATGGGGTAAGTGCAAGATTGAACACGCCACCTCCACAGACGGCGCACCAGTCGAGCCATGGACGGAACTCGATACCCCGAAACAGGACACTACCAAGATCACGCCGACCGCCGGAACGGAGACAACCGCTCAAGAGGAGGGAGGTGACATCGTGGACGCACGCACCGCGAAGACAACCTACCAGTTCGAGTTTGACCTTTTCGTCAAGAAAGGCAAAGCTCGCCCGTTTGAGGACGAAGACGGCATCATCAGCGGTGAACACGCATTCCGCATCACCCCGGAAGACGACACCTGCGAGGGTAGCCAAATCGACCGATGCACCCTCCGCGTAGAGGAATCATACAGCACTGCCGATGGCAAAGCTGCTCCACTACGTAGGACGCTGCTTGAAGCCCAAGGCAGGCAAGACCGTCAAGCCCTACACCAAGGAGACCGCATAACACGTTACCGCCGGACTGGACACCCTGCAACCCCGGATGCGAGAGAGCGGAATGGAAGCTCGCCGACACAGGTCGGAGGCGTGGGTTCGAACCCCACTCGCATCCCTAATTTTTTAGATACCAACGACAATGGAAGAAAAAAAGACCATAGAACAAGAGGTCGCCAAGACGCTCCTTCAGACGGAGGAAACAATCACCATCGGCGACAAGCAATACACCTTCGCACCTCCGAGCGTAGCAACACTTGTGCTGGCTTCGGAGGTCGTTTCTCAATTGCCGCACGTAGCCCTCGACGAGAACCGCGTGCTGGAGGACAGCCTCGCCATTGCCAAGGATTGCCGCAAATTAGGCGATTTAGCGGCGATTTTGCTCATTGGAGCAAAACACATCAACGACGTAATCACTTACCCGGAAATCGAAGAAAAACGGCATTTGTGGGGCTTATTCAAGACGAAGCGCACCACCATGCGTACCACGACCAAACGAGAGAAGTACGCCAAGGAGCTGCTCGAAGACCTCACCCCCAGAGAGCTGCACTCGCTGACGGCACAAATCATCAACCGGATGCAGGTCGGCGATTTTTTTGGGGCTTACCACTTTCCTAACAGAGATCAATCTGACACGCCCGACGAAAGTGGAAACCGAAGCGACAGCATCTGGGCAGTCATAGCCGGGACGGTCAAGGCATTCAACCTCCCCATCCAGTACGTTCTGTACGACATGAGCTACGCCAACCTCCTCCTTTACGGAGCGAGCCTCCCCAGCTACCACAACAAGAAGCAGCAGGGCAAGGACAAGGACGGCAAGCCACAGGAGGTGATCAAGGCGGACGACCCTCGGAACAGAGACAAGGTAAGACAATTTTTCGACTCAATAGAATAACAGGCAATGAACAACGACAACGGCAGATTAAATATCAGCGTAGGACTTGACAACAGCGAGCTACGAGGCAACGCTGCCGAGTCCAAGAACATCCTGCACAGCATAGGACAGACAGCGCAGAAAGAGGGTGAAACCATGGACAACACCTTCAACAAGCTGGCGAAGACCATAGGCGGCGTTTTCGCATTGAGCCAAATACAAGCATTCGCCAAACAGGTGGTGAGCCTCCGAGGAGACATCCAGAGCCTTGAGATTTCATTCGAGACGCTCGCCGGAAAGACCAAGGGTGACGAGCTATTCAAGAGCATCCGCGAATTCGCCGTCCAGACCCCCATGATGGTCAAAGACCTCGCAGCAGGAGCGCAGACCATGCTGGCATTCAATATCGAGACCGAAAAGGTTATGCCGATGTTGCAAGCCATCGGCGACATTTCCATGGGCGACGCTCAGAAGTTCAACTCGCTGACCCTTGCCTTCTCCCAGATGAGCGCAACAGGCAAGCTCATGGGACAAGACCTCCTCCAGATGATCAACGCCGGGTTTAACCCCCTCAGCGTAATCAGCGAGAAGACAGGCAAGAGCATCGGCGAGCTTAAGGAACAGATGGAGGCAGGCAAAATCAGCACCCAGATGGTGACCGATGCCTTCATCGCAGCCACCAGCGAGGGCGGCAAGTTCAACGGAATGCTGGAGAAGCAGAGCAAGGGCATCAACGGAGCAATCTCCAATTTGCAAGGAGCAATCGACGACATGATGAACGACATCGGCACCTCAACCGAGAGCGTAACCGTCAGCCTCATCGACGTAGCCACCAAGCTCGCCAAGAACTACGAGCAGACCGGACGCATCATTCTGGGATTGATTGCCACATACGGAACATACCGCGCAGCCCTCATCGCCGTGACAGCCTGCAAGGGTTGGGCGACAGCAGCCGAAGCCCTCCACTACAACTGGCTACTCTTGGTAGAGAGAGCGCAGAAGATGCTCAACGCGACCATGCTGAGCAACCCCTACGTTTTGGTAGCGACCCTTATCGCAGGGGTCGTCGCTGGACTCATGTCCATGAAGACCGAAACGGAGAGAGTCAAAGAAGCAGAGGATGCATACGAGAAGAAGAAGCAGGAGGTCATCGAGGCGGAGCAACAGCACCGCGCAGAGATTGACAAGTTGTGCGAGGTTGCCGGAGACGAAGCCACCTCAACCGACCTGCGCAAGGAAGCCCTCGTGAAGCTCATCCAGCAATACCCGGAGGTATTCAAGAAATACAAGACGGAGACCGAGATGCTCGAAAATATCCGCGACATCAAGAAAGAGATTGCGGAGCTGGACGGCAAGACCTCCGTAACCAACACCAAGAACGAACTCGCTGGCGTAGAAAAGCGCATCAAGGAGCTGGAGAAGAAAGCAAAAGACGTTTCATACGTTACGTATACCACTTCCTACGGTGCAGCATACACGCAACAGGTGGGAGGATTAACCTCAGCAGAGGAAGCAGAGCTGAAAATGCTGAGGAATAAGAAGACCACCCTCACCAAGCAGAGCCAAAAGGAGACCGCCGACGCATACTTCAAAGACCTCACCGGAATCAGCGACGAGGAGCTGGCACAGCGCATCCAGACGCGCAAGAACCTCCTCGCCAAAATGAAGCTGGGCAATTACAAGAACGGAAAGATTGTCGGCGAGGGCGACACTTCCGGAACATACACCAAGGAAGAACTGGAGGGACAGCTTCAGCTCCTGCAGACCCAGAAGACCTACCGCGACGCAGACAGCAAGAGCGGCAAGACTTGGGCTGAGGACAAGAAGAAAAGCCTACGAGAAAAGCCCTCAAAAGCATACAACGACTACGTGACAGGCGTGACCTCCAAAAGACGTGAAAAGAGGAGGACTTCAAAGAAAGAAGTCAGCCGAACTCAAAGTCCGCCATGGAAGCCGCCAAAAAAAGGAGTACGAGAAAGTACAAAGCCAGCCACCGACAGCGACGCGAAAATCAGCAGCCACCAAAAGCCGCACAGGAGCAGAAAAAGGCAGAACCAGACGACCGTCGAGATTGCAGAAACGCAAACAAAGCAGATCGAGGAAAATCAAGAAAAGCCCAAAATCAAGGCAAAACCGCGATGCAAGAGCTGGAGGCAACGCCAAAGAACCGACTGAACCTCGAAAAAGGACAAGCATCGACAAAGACGCTTCAGCAGATAGAAAATCG